CCTGAAACGGAATTCGCTTTCCTTCTGCTTTGCCAACTATGGGCGAGGTACATGGATGCCGAACGCGAGGGCATGGACACCATCAAACTCGTGTGCTTGGCAAAACAGGTTCAAAACCTCTTGAAGAGTTTCGGCATGTTGCCTGATTCACGGAAACGCATGGGGTTAGCGAAGAAAGCAAGCCTTGCGGATGTGTTGGCAACGAGGATGAACGATGCCAAACAAGCCTAAACCTGTTCAAGCCATCAAGCAACACCAGCCGCCAAAGCGGAAACTGACCACGGCAGAGAGAGACTACGGCAGCAATCACGAGCGTTACCGTACCCAGGTCATGCAAGAGCATCCATTGTGCCAGTATCGAGGGACAGACTGCACGGGGTTTAGCGAACATGCTCATCACCTCGTGAGACCGGCGACAGGACCAGAGTCTTACATGGCAGTTTGTGAGAAGTGTCATCAGGAGATTCACAGACGGGAACGGGATGCAATGTAACCGCCCGCCAGAGTGGGCAATTCGCACGCTTGCCGATTCCAGGGCGCTGGAAATGGGCTGTTATTGGCAGCAATCGAAAGGTGATGAAGTCGTTTCCTTTGCCCATGCCTTCTTTCAAAGCCAATTCTCGACAGGCAAATTCACTCTTTACCAGTGGCAAGAGCGTTTCATCAGGTCTGTTTACTCTTGGAGACTGCCTACGGGCAAGCGAAGGTTTCGTTATGCCAATCTGCACATAGCAAAGAAGGCGGGCAAAACGATGCTCACGAGTATCATTTGCGCCTTTGAACTTCTTTGCGGGAAAGAACCCAGCCCGATGGTTTTGGCTGGGGCATGTTCGATTGAGAATGCCGGACAGATTTACAACGAGGTGAAACATTCCTTCAGCCAGTCTGGTTTAGCCGAGTTCTTGGAGTTCACCGACTACAGGAAAACCATCTTCTACGCAGAGAACAACGCCAGATTCAAGGTTGTTTCCAAGTCTGGAGAACAGGGACCAAACGCCACTTGCGTGATTCTGGATGAGGCGGCATTCCACACTTCCGACAAGCTTTTCACCAGTCTTTCACCAGCCGGGAAACATCGTGACGATTCCATTTGCGTTTACATCAGCACAGCCGGGGATGATGTAAGCCATTTTTATTACTCGGATGTTTACCAGAAGAGCAAACGCATCATCGACGGGACCGACACAGATATCCTTTGGTACGCGCAGGTACACGAGGCAGACCCTGAATCAGACCTGTCAGACCCTGTTCAATGGCGTAAAGCCAATCCCAGCCCGTTTGATGAGTACCAATTCGGGTTAGAACTGGCGTCAGCAAAGGACAATTCAGGGGCTTTTTTAAATTTTAAAAGGAAGTTCCTCAACATTTGGACCAAAGCGGAAGAACACGCTTGGTTAGATGTTTCCGATTGGGACAAGCACGCCAATGAGGTGACAGAGGAACGGTTACGGGAATGTTCGGCATGGATCGGCGTAGACCTTTCGACCAGTGGGGCAGACCCTTCCTCTGTTTCCATCGTGTGGCACTTGCGAGAACAGCGTTTTCATGTGCGTTCATGGGCATGGACTACAGAGGATTCAACGAGGGAACGCAACAAATCCAACTTGCCGAAGTACAGTCAATTCATCGATCAGCAAAGTATGGTGATGACAGAGGGCGACAGGATTGATGATGCCCTGATTCTTGACCACATTTTCGCTTTGTGTCGGGATTATCGAGTGATGCAAATCAATTACGACCCGGCTTCAGGCGGTCACATTTTCATGGGACAGGTTGAGCGTGAAGGATGGAAAACAGCCCCGTTTCCTCCGTTTTTTAAATTTTATAACGGTGTGATGAGGGAGTTTGAACGCGCTTACAAGGAAATTCGCATCACTCACGACGGATCAAACACGGCTTGGCTGAAGTATTGCCTGTCAAATGTTCGCTTGGATGTGAACAAAGACGGGATGATTCGCCCATACAAGAAGAAATCGATAGACAAAATTGACGGCGCTGTTTCGTGTCTGGTCGCGTTCATCACGGCTTGTCAAGAGGCTGTGAACGATGATGCTCCAGCATTCCTAATGCTCTGAACTAAATAGGATGTGAAGCCAACAAAGACAAAAGCCAAGGCGAAAGCACAGCCAAGGACTCGAAACACCCATAGCCCCGCTTACCTGTTGTCCGAGGTGCCGGGAGACTATTTCAAAATCTCGAATCACCATGTCAATTCGACACAGGACGCACAGACTTTAAGCCCGTTCTTTGCGGCAATTCGCTTGTATGAACTCAGTTTTGGGAACATTCCCCTCGTGACCTACGAGGAAAAGCCTGACGGTAGCCGTGTGCAGATGAAGGGAACCAAGACCTATTACACCCTTCGGAATCGTCCTAATCCAGCGATGCCCCGCACTGTCTTTCAAAAGCTAATCGCCCGTAGGTTGTTTGAAACGGGAGAGTTTTTCGCCACGATCCAACGCAATATAAACGGGGATTTGTTGGCTCTTTACCCTATTCCTCGCGCCTATGTGTCGATGGTTCTGGTCGATGATTTATGGAACAAAACCTACTTCATTTACGATGGTTCCGGTCAACTGGAGAGCTATGACGACGATGAGATGATTCATCTCATGCTGTTCTCTGAAAACGGGATTCGAGGAAAGAGTATTCTTGACTACGCTTCACAGAGTCTTTCCCTTCATAAACAGGTTTTGGACTCGGCAACCAGCTATTACCAGAATGCCGCAAGACCTTCAGGGTATGTTCGGTTTCCCGGCAGGCTTGACGCAAAGGCACTGGAGAACTTGAAAGCAGGCTTCAAACAGGCATACGCATCCACGAGTAACACGGGGGCTTTGCCAATCCTCACGGATAACGGCGAATGGGTCACATTCCCGACCAGTACGGCGGCGGATGCTCAAATCGTAGAGGCTTTAAACAACTCTGTTGCCGATATTGCCCGATGGTTCAACCTCTCGCCTATGCGACTCGGCGCGCTGGAAAATGCTCATTACAACTCACTTGCAGCCGATCAGGCGAGTTTTTACAGCCAAAGTTTGATGCCGCTTTTGTCGGATATAGAGGACGAGTTCAACCATAAGATTTTCGCCGATCAGGAAGAGGTTTTTTGCGAGTTTGACACATCCAAAATTCTCAGAGGTGACCCGGAATCGGAACAGCAAATTAACTCGGCTTACATTCAGGCAGGGGTTTTACTCAGATCGGAAGTACGCGCATCCCTGAACCTGCCCTATGTGCCAGGACTAGACCAGCCGCTTGCCCCGGTGAACATGGGACAGGTTTCCTTGCCAGCGTTTCAACCAGTCAAACCAACCCCGGAGGATAACAATGGAACACCCCGCCCAACTGCGGACACGAACCCAAACCAGCCCGATTAATATCGCCGATAATCGACGCTTGACCTTTTACGCTTCTGTCTTTGACAGTCCGGCAATGGTTCGGGACATGGCTACGCCTCTGGGAATGGTTGCACGCTATCGAGAAACCATCAAACCCGGAGCGTTCAAGGACGCATTGAGCCAGTCGGGTGAAGTGCTGGCAAACATTGACCACGACGCAAGCCGGACATTTGCCAGGCGAACGACTGGAGAACTTCTGTTACAGGAGGATTCACGAGGTTTGTTTGCCACTTGTGAACTACCCAGAAACGAACTTGGCGACCACATCAGACGAGAGGTAGAGGCAGGACGGTTGCGGGGATGTTCGGTTCAAATGAGGACAGCGCCAGACCATGAGCAATGGACAGGTAGCGCCAATGATTTGAATTGTGACATCGTAGGTTGTTCACTCCAAGATGTTTGCTTGAATGACAACCCGGCATATCAGGCAACGGATGTGAGATTGAGGACGGACAGCGATAGACGATTCCGTGAGTGGTTGACTAGGCTTCGCGTTTTAAAAATTAAATAATGGTCTGGCTAAATATCCGTGAACCTAACTCACGGAGAAATATGGCGGACACTATTGCCATCAGATCGAGCAAAGAAATTGAAAATGAAAAGGCAAAGCTGATTGGCGAAGCGGAAGCCTTGCAAACCCGTAGCCGGACGGAAAACCTTTCACCGGAACAAGAGGCTGAACTTGAAAACTGCCTTAGTCGCGCTGAACAGTGCGATACCGAATTGGTGAAAGCCTATCGAGAGGAAAGGCTTGCTGTCCAGCGTGAACGGATGGCACAGCCTACCAGACCAGCCCCGCAAATTTTCACCCCCCAAAACCTGTTTGTCAGCAACGGCAGCAAAGCCGAGATGCAAGCCGAAGGGATGAGACTTTGGCTTCAGAGTCACACGGGCGAGGCTGACAGAACGAGCGGTGCCATTATGCGGGCGCGTTCTGCCGGGTTTGACCTTGGCGCCCCTACGGCAAAGATCGCTTGCGACTACAACGGCGGTTTCAACCGTAAGCGAACGATCCTTTCCAAAGGTGGTTCCGGTTCTGGTGCGGATTGGGTTCCAAAGACCTACTCTCAAAAAGTCACTGAGTATTTGACCCTTCAAAGCCCGTTGCTTTCGTACCTTCAAAGCGAAGTGACGAGCGACGGGAACGACCGAATTTATTTTAAGGTTGATGATACGGCTATGGTTGCCGACTACATCACAGCCAGTTCCGGCAGTGAAACCAGCCCGACCATTCCCGACACTAATCTTGCCACTTCCAGCGTTACCATCAAGGCTTTTGACCTTACTTCGGGTTTCCAGAAAGTGACTTACCAGAGTCTTCGGGACAGTGCCATTAATGTTGAGGAAAAGATTGCTCTCGCCAATGCAAATTCGTTCGCTCGAAAGATTGAACAGGATGTGATTTTGGGCGCGGCTAACGGTGCAAGTGCCATCGGTGGGATTCTGTTGTCTGGGACTCAATCCGGTTCGGACATTGAAATCTCTGATTTCGCAATCAGCCACGTTGAACAATGTGTGTTTGATGTTCCGCAACAGTACCGGAATAACCTCGTTTGGGTTGTTTCGCCTTCTATGGAAATGAAACTCCGCCAAGTGTTCAAGACGACCACGGGCAAGAGTTTGTTTGAAACGAACGCTTCTGACCCGGTTGGGATTCAGCGTTTGCTTGGTTACCCTGTTGTGGTTTCTCAGTACATGGCTAGTTTTGCGGCTGGGAACAAACCTTTGATGTTGTTCAACCCTGACCATTACATGCTTAGAGTGGTTGAAGGGCAAATCTTCCAAGTGATGCGCGAGCGGTTTGCCCCGCATGTGGCTTACATGGGTATTGCAAGCGTTGGCGGCGGGTGGCTGGGACCGGCGACTAGCAATCGGTGGATTAAGATTGTTGCCGATAGCTGATCTTTTTAAATTTTAAAACTCGCACCCAGCCTTTACCGGATGGGTTTTTTAATTTTTATAAACGCTCACTTTATTACTTGATGAACACAACTGAAGAACCAATCGAGATTGACACATATTCCTTTCGCAGTAGCGTTGAAGAATTTGAATATGCTCTCAAGTATTTTGAGGAAGAATTCATCGGGATTATGGGACATTTTAAAGACAGTTTTGCAAGCGCCAAAGAAAGCCTTGCGAGTGCCAAGAAAGATTTGGCAAATGGTGCAATCACGATCAAGAACGGCAATCGCGTTTTTGTGTATCACCCGTTTGCCAAAGCTGAGTAAAAGCCATCACACGAGGGATTCATACCTATGTGTACGATCTAAAAACCATCACTCCGCCAGTCTCCGAACCGGTCACCGTAGCCGAATTGAAGGCAGAACTACGCTTAAACACCACGGCAGAGGACACGATTCTAAATAGCTCCCACGTCGAACGAAAGTGCGAGTTTGCCGAAAAG